TACAGAGTCAAACATAGTATCATGTACCTTATCTAAATCCATTATAACCTGCTGACATTTATGTATTTTGTTATACCTCCTAGTGTACTCAAAACATAACTCCATACCATGTTGCCAAAGCCACTCATAGTTTTCTGCACTATCTCCTGTCCATAGTGTACAGGGGTGGTTTTTGTGTGCTTCTCTATAGGGTACTTTATCTCCTAGTCCATACCTGTGCCATACAGAGCAAAGCATTTGTGCCGTCTCTAGTGGCATCTTGACAACATGCTTGTCGCATTGCATTTGTGCTGACTGTACAGGGCATTTGTCTAGTACGAATATGTTCATATCAATGTCCTTTCTGTGGTTGTAAGTCATCATCTTCTTTTAGTACAGCAAAGTCTACTGTGTATATCCACGTTGCACTATCCTCTTGTACTCCATGTATACTTCTATGTTCTACTACAGGGCAAGTGTCAAGCCAGTCCATAAATGTTTTCTGTACATCTTCCATATTAACCCTCCACTTTTATTTCATAATCTGGATTATCTTCTTGTAAATATTCCTTTGCATCATTTGTAAAATTAGTTACATTAAAATAAATTACATTCTTACCATCCTCATCCCATTGAATATACTGATTAATGTCAATTGTATTTATATCTCTACTCATCTTGCATTCTCCTCTTCTTCTATTTGTTGAAGCCATTCATTAAAAGAATTTTCTATATCACTATCCATTTCATGATCTAACTGTACCATTTTAGGATTATCATTCCACTCTGCATATATTTTATAGCTTACTATATGTCTAGGCACTGTCGGTATGGTATTTATATCTCTACTCATTGTCGTACCTCTCCCCTTCACTATAGGACTGATTGTTTAGGTCTTCCACTTCACTCTTCTTATAGAATGATGCTTCTGTAGATGGAGCATCTCCTGTATAGACAGTTCCTTGTTCTTCTTCTGCCTCCCATTTATTTATCTGGTTTAATAAACTCTCGGCAAGTTCTTTTCTGCCTACAAGAATACCCTCTTCTGCACCTTCCATAGTATTTTCGTCAAGTTCGGTGTTGTCTGCGTCTTCCTGTAGATAGTCTTTAATTTTCTGTAGCATTATGCCTTCCTTTTCTGTTCGGTTATATGTACAGAACCATTCTTTATATTAACGTCTATTCTTTTTCCTTTACCTAAGTAGTAGCCAATTCTTTCGTTCATCTTAATCATATCCTGTTCAGTTTGTACAGCAATGACTTCATGTATTTTAGTTTTTTTCATGGTGTTCTCCTTTTCTACAATAACCCTTTCACAGTTATAAAACATTGTCAACCCCTTAGACAAAAAAAAAGAGCAGTCTAATTAAAGACTACCCTTTTCTATATAGGCAAGAACTCGGTCTGCAAATAGTTCATTTCTTATTAAGTGTATTTACCTAGAATTACCTAACACACCTATAATATTATTCTGTACAGGTAACTTATCGGAAAGTAGCTACCTTTCAAGGATATTATTTAATTGACAATCCTTATCTTTCATCAACCCTGTACAAGTTATAATGAAGAAACAGGTATATCCCTGTCTAAATCTGCTGACAAAGGTGTTTCTCCGTACTCTCCTTCTTCTAGTCGGTAGTGATAGACACCACCTAGCCATTTTCCAATGACATTTTTTTTACCATAGTTTTTCTTTCGCAAAGTTCTTATACCCGCTGACGTTCCTGTTTCAAGATAGCCAATTCTTTTTGACACTTCTTGTACAGAGTGCCAATAGCCGTCTGACAATACGTCAAGTATTCTCTCTGACATGCCTCTGCGTTTGTGGTAATTCTTTTTCTCTTCCTGTACATCTTCAGTCATCATCATTTCCTTTCCAAGCATTTGGATTATCTGCCCTAACTAACTCTTTGTACCAAGCCTTTATAATACTTCCTTTGTCTTCTCCATAGTCTACTTTATGCTGTTGATGTTTTAGATTAGACTCTTCCACTACATCATCATAAGCCTTATCTAATTTGGTAATATCAGAATAAGTAATGTGTTCTACTCCACTATCATTAATCTCTGATACAAGACTTTTTACTTGATTGACAAGTGTTAGTTGTGCATCTGTTATTATAGGGATTTCTTTCTCTTTCTTTTTCGCCATGTCTTCCTCCTCCTTTAATTTTAGTTCTTTGTTAATCCACTCTGAAAAAGTGTTCATACTTTATGCTCCTGTTATTTATAGTTGTCAAGTTATTTATGTAGCTTCACCCCACACTTCGTACTTAGCAATGTCTTCATCTGTTAACATATCTTGCTCAATACAAAGCCTACTAATACTTCTGATAGCTATTCGTGGGTGCAATCTCTTTTCCTGTTCCGTCATTTTTTCAAGAGTAATTATACATTCATCATGTATCATAGGAGTTAAGTTTATATATTTTTCCATATCATCTACAGTGCTACAAACTTTTAAACAGTAGCCAATAATGGCATAATAAAATATTTCCATTATTTTAAATCCACAAGATTATAAATGTTTCCTGTATTGCCAACAAATCTTTTTATGAGTTGGTTGCCACAGCTTATCTCTACAATGGTATTAAGATTTATGTTCCTGTATCCCTGACTTTTCATATCATATACTGTTAAGTACCTATCTTTATTGTTAACATTTATGCCATCTTTTAAATGTTTCTTGACTCCAAGTTTACAATTCATTTCCCTAACTTCGCCATTCTTTTTGACAAACTTAGCTTTAAATATTTTTTGGCCTACCATGTTTTTAATTACAGGGGATACCAGTGCTTCAGTGTATAGTTTCATCGTCATCTTCCTCCCATTCAAGTTCACTAGCCATTGTCATGTACAGACCGACTAATGTATTTAACATTATTCCTATCATATCTAATTTAGGTAAACCTAATAGCATATACTTACTATATACTTCAAGTAATTCTTTAATAAAACTTTCAGTTGCTTTTATATTAGTGTTTTCCATATATGTTCCCTTTAAGTTTAACTAAAGGTAATACTTATAATTTTTTCTGTCAAGTACTTTTTTTTTGTTGACATAGTTTTTATAAAAAGTTAGTAGTGGTAGAGAGAAGGAGAAATATTATGGTTGGAGAAACTGATGTTGCTACATTTGTTAAGGCACTATCTATACCCACTGATGAAACTTACAGAGGCGATTGTCCTGTTTGTCATCGTAAAAATACTTTCAATGTTACTAATACTACTGGCAGGCTGTTGTATAATTGTTACCATGCTGACTGTACAGTTGGTGGCACTGCAAAAACAGGCGATCTTATACAAGCATCGTCTAGTACAAAAAATCAAAAACCTCAACGAGTAGACCTTTCTGTATATAACAAGCAGTGGGTGGGGCTAGATCGTAGCCAAAGGGTTGTTGACTATTTAAAATCTGTACAATCCTACCATGCTTACCAAAATAAATTTGCTAATATAAGATATGATGTTAAGGAAGACCGTTGTGTGTTTCTTGTATACAAAGATAAAAGTTTAGTTGATGCTGTGGGTAGATCGCTGACAAATTCTAAACCAAAGTGGAAGAGGTATGCATCTTCTCGTGTTCCTTTTGTTACGGCCAATGACAGTAGCTATCTTGTAATCGTTGAGGACTGTGCTTCTGCTTGTGCGTTGACATTAGCTAATGTACATGGTATGGCTTTAATGGGGACAAATTTATTGACAGATTATTTAAAATACATTAAGCATTATAAACTTGTTACCGTTGCATTAGACAAGGATGCCTCAAAGAAGGCAATGAAAATGGTACATGAATTGTCTATCCATGTGCGGACAAAGTTAGTGTTATTAGACAGAGACATAAAGAGGTGGAGTACAGAACAAATAAGGGAGAAGTTCAATGTCACTTGAGAAACAAATACTATCAGCGTGTTTATCCAATGAGTTTTATAAAGATACAGCAGAGGTTGTGTCTACAGAGATGTTTGCCAATGGTGTAGGGACAATTTTTGACACCATCAGTTTTGCACAACAGAAGTACGAGAGTGATTTAGATGTAAACACTTTGATACAGCTACACAGAAATAAATATCCTGCACTGCCAGAATCATCAAGAGAGCCTATAGAGGAGGTTATAAAAGACCTCAGTAAGTTTATGCCAAGCAACAAGATTATACTAAAAGATTTAATCATTGACTTTTGGAAGAAAGACAAGGCACACAAGATTAGTGACTTATCCGCTGACATTTGGTTAGGCAACAGTGACGACTTTACTGTACTGAGAACTTTAGTTGACACGGCTATAGAGAAAGCACCAGAAGATGAAGGGAACTTCCAAGAAGTGAAAGATGACATAAAAGATTACATAGATGGTTGGGATCAAGGTTTTGAATTTAAGTTTGAGTTGCAATCATTGGCTGACAAAATCAGTGGTGCGGGTAGAGGAAACTTAGGGATTATATTTGCTAGACCAGAGACAGGGAAGACAACCTTCTGTACATACATGGTTGCAGAATATATCCGACAAGGATTTAAAGTAGCCTATTTTGCTAACGAAGAACCCGGAAGATTGGTTAAA